AGGCCAGAGGATAACATCCTAAATGTTGGTGTTGGCTGCTCAATTGGTACGATGCCTTTCTACATGATTGATGACTACTCAGGTAGGAATACTTTTGATAAGGATAAAGCTGAGAAGTTTGTCTCTGATTATCCTTTGTTCAAGATTCAAGAGGTTAGGGAAATCCCTATGGTGACAATCGATAGTTTGTTTAAGAGTTTATATGTGCCTGACTTATTGTGTATCGACATCGAAGGCTACGACTACCCAGTGCTTATGAGTATGGAAGCAAGGCCAAAGGTTATCTGTGTTGAGAATGAGGGACAGATACAGGGCCTCGATGACTTGCTAAAAGGCATGGGATATGATAAAATATTTAATACCGTAGCAAATGGAATCTACATTCATGCGAATAGCACTTGACATTGAAACAAACACAGCCCATGATAAGATATGGGTTTGTTGTACCTATGACATTGACACCAAAGAAGTAAAGACATGGACAAGCGCACAAGACTTCAAACAATTCATACAGAAAGCTCAGTTAGTAGTAGCACACAACGGGATATGCTTCGACTTTCCAGTATTGAACAGGATCTGGAAGACTTCGATCAAGCTGAACCAAGTGCAGGATACACTGGTTATGTCAAGACTGTCAAACCCAAGCAGAGATGGGGGACACAGTCTAGCAAACCTCGCAAAGCTAGTAAACCGAACCAAGAAGGAGTTCGCAGATTTCGAGGGCGGCCTGAGCGATGACATGATTTATTACTGCCAGGAAGATGTACGAATCTGTGGTGATTTGTATCTCTACCTGCAGCGTGAGCTAAAAGGTTTCTCTGAACAATCGATTGAGTTGGAGCACAAGGTCCAAGCTATTGTTGCTAGGCAGGAGCGTCATGGTTTTAAACTAGATACAGTCAAGGCACAGTGCTTACTTGGCAGGTGGAAGCGTAGGTTGTCTGACATTGAGGAAGAATTGCAAAAAGTATTTCCTCCGATTATTACGGAACGAACAAGCGAAAAAACCGGAAAGAGACTTAAAGACGATATCGAAATCTTTAACCCTGGATCGAGGCAGCAGATTGCCAAGCGCCTGATGGATCTGGGGTGGAAGCCTACTAAACACACTGAGAAGGGAGCAGTGGTTGTTGATGAAACAGTCCTGGATGGAGTTGATATACCAGAAGCAAAGCTCATTGCCGAGTACCTATTGCTTCAGAAACGGGTGGCTCAGGTTGAGTCATGGATTGAGTTTGTATCTGACGAACACAGGGTTCACGGTAAGGTCATCACCAACGGGGCAGTCACAGGTAGGATGACACACCACAGTCCTAACATGGCACAGGTCCCTAGTAGCTCTAGTCCCTGGGGTGTCGAGTGTCGTGATTGCTGGACAGTAGATGAGGGTAAGACTTTAGTTGGCGCTGATGCAGCTAGTCTTGAATTGCGTATGCTTGCACATTATATGAAGGATGAACAGTATGCTAGAGAAATCGTTGAAGGTGATATCCACACCAAAAACCAAACTGCGGCAGGTCTTCAGACTAGAGCGCAAGCAAAGACATTTATCTACGCTTTACTATACGGGGCAGGACCTACCAAGATCGGGAAGATTGTTGGTGGTTCGGCGAAGGAAGGACAGGAACTCATCAGTAATTTTCTTCGGAACACTCCGGCTCTCAAACATCTTAGAGAAAAGGTTGAACGCTTATCAGAAAAAGGGACGCTTCCAGGTCTTGACGGTAGGCAATTACAAGTTCGCTCCGCACACGCAGCACTTAACACGCTACTCCAAAGTGCTGGTGCGATAGTGATGAAGCAGGGGTTAGTATTGTTGGATAGTAAACTGAGGAAGTTTGCACCAAGCGCACAATTCGTAGCCAATGTACATGATGAGTGGCAAATTGAATGCGATGAGGCTGATGCAGATTTAGTAGGTGAGTTAGCAGTTAGTAGTATCAAGGAAGCAGGACAGGTATTAGGGTTACGCTGCCCATTGGATGGCGAATATAAGAAAGGAAAAACATGGGCAAACACCCACTAGACAAAGACGATGAATTCTGGGCTGATATGGAAGATGTAGTATTCCTGTGCATAAAGAAGGACAGAACAGTTAGTATGAAGACTTCTGTTAAAGATATGGAAGATTTAAAATCTATCTTTAGTACAGCCTTTATGATGGCCCTGTTTCACGATATGAAATCATCACCAAAAGATGTTGACAAGTTGCACTAATGTGCTATACTATTTGTGTAGTTATTTTATAGGAGAAGTAAATGGAACTTAAACCGCTTAAAGTACAGGCAGAGATTATGTGGGCCTTCCTGGATACGCCTAACCAGCTATCGGGTAAGTACCAAGTAGACCTCTGTAACCTTACCAAAGGCGCTATTGAGGCCCTGAAGTCGATGGGTGTAGAGGTGCGTAGTAAAGCTGATCAGCCTGAGAAAGGTAGCTTTATTACTGCAAAGTCTGTTAACTATCCTATCAAGACAGAGGATTCAGATGGTAATCCTATCTCTGTTAAGGTAGGTAATGGCAGCAAGGGTATCGCACTGCTTAAGCCTTACGAGTATTCGTATAAAGGCAAGAAGGGTGTTGGTGTTGGTATTAATAAACTGGTGGTGACTGACCTCGTAGTATATGAGGGCGAAGCTGTCGCTGCTACTGATGATGTACTGTAAAGGAGATAGTATGGCTACTGCAAAAAAGAAAGCAACGGCGGCTAAACTTGCATTTAATGTTTCGCCTATTGAGTCCTCGTTTGAGGTTGCTGTTCCTGGTGTTGGTGTGCTTGGATGGGACGAGACATTCCGTTTCTCTGTCGGAGCAGATGGTACTGTAACCATCAACGACAACGAGTTTAGCAGCAAAAAACAAGCTGCTCAAGCTCTTGAAGCGATGTCTGCATTTCTGAAGAAGTAATGCTAGCACTTATCGATGCTGACATTGTCTGCTACAGAATTGGATTTGCATCTGAGGATGTCAGCGATAAGATATGTCTAGCTAGATGTGCTGAGTTTATGGAGGAGCTTGTGATGAAGCCTTGGGTAGGAGACTACCAGGGCTATCTCACTGGCTCTGACAACTTCCGCAAAGAGATAGCAGTAACAGCGCCGTATAAAGGCAACAGAACACAAGACAAGCCCAAGCACTATGACTTGATTAGGGAGTACTTAGAGAAAGCCTGGGGTTGTGAAATAGTACAGGGACAAGAAGCTGACGATGCAATTGGCATCAGGGCTTACGAGTTTGAAGACATTGAAGATTATGTTATCATGTCTATCGACAAAGACCTTGACATGCTGAGAGGTTGGCATTATAATTTTATTAAGGATAAAAAATATTTAGTTGATGATCAGCAGGCTATCAAACATTTCTATACGCAGATTCTTACTGGCGATAGGGTTGATAATATTGTTGGTCTAAAAGGTGTTGGGCCTAAGAAAGCTGAGAAGATTTTACAAGACTGCGATACAGAAGAGGATATGTACAAGGCAGTACTGGAGGCATATGACAACGATGAAGAACGAGTATTAGAGAACGGACAACTTCTATGGATACGAAGAAAAGAAAATCAGATTTGGTCACCAGCCCTCTTCAGTACATTCAGTGGGTAGATGCAGTCGCTGATGTGGAGTGGCAAGAAGATGTCAAAGCTGAGGTTCATTCATGTCACACAATTGGATGGGTTATTGATGAGAACGATTCAGCGATATGCATTGCTAGCACAGTTAGTATGGACAACAGCAACGCCCGTATGCATATACCTAAGCAGTGGATTAAAGTAAGAAAGGATGTATCCCTTGAAACCGAGCAGCGCCAAGTCCAAAGGAAGACACCTGCAAAAGTGGGTAAGAGATCTAATACTTGCCAAGTTCGACCTGGAGCACGATGATGTACGCTCAGTTAGTATGGGCGTGTCGGGAGAAGACTTGTTACTTAGTCCAGCAGCCAGACGGAAGTTACCAATCAGTTTGGAATGCAAGTCCAGAGCAGCTATCTCAGTATACGGTTATTACGAACAAGCAAAAACAAATGCAGGAGGACACGAACCTGTCGTTGTTATTAAACAGAATCGGTCCAGCCCTCTTGTAGTCGTTGATGCTGAATACTTTTTTGATTTACTAAGGAGCAAGCATGAGTAATGTATATCGATTCATCTATGATTCAGAGAAAGGTGAAGGTTATGGGACTTGTCCTGAAGCAACCACCATTAAGACCCGCCACTACTTTGAAGACGGAATTACTTGGGTTCCTATCCTGTGGCAGTTTTGTAAATTTCTAGAAAGCACTGGTTATGTGGGTGTATGTGGTAGAGTTCTTATTAAAGATCCATACGGCATAGAGGCTAACACGCATCTGTTTGAAACTATTGGTCCTGATGATGTTATTGTTAAGACTGAGGAGCAAGACGAGGAAGAGGAAGAGGAAGAGTAATGGCTGTTCATTGTGTGATACCAGACTGTCAGGTAAAAGACGGTGTTGACTTATCTTATCTGACATGGGTTGGAAAATATCTAGCAGAAAAGAAACCAGATGTGATTGTGCAGATTGGAGATTTTGCTGACATGCCTAGCCTCTCCAGCTATGACATAGGTAAGAAGAGCTTTGAAGGGCGTAGATACAAGACAGATATTGAAGTAACCAAGAAGGCTATGGAAATGCTGCTTGCACCAATTAAGGAATACAATGAGAGAGCACGAAGAAATAAGGATAAGCAATACCGACCAAGAATGGTTCTCACCCTTGGAAACCATGAAGAAAGAATTTCCAGGGCTATCGAAGGAGATCCTAAACTTGATGGAACTATTAGTCTCAGTGACCTTGAGTACGAACGTAATGGTTGGGAAGTTATACCGTACCTTGATCATGTACAGAATCGTCAGATAGCATACGCTAACTGTGCTGATGGTTCACAGATCACTGGATTGTTCAGTGGCTGCTGCTACCTGCATGACGAGGATTATCTAGGCAGTCAGGGTAACAAGTACTGGCGTGGTATCTGGATGCTACACGAGGTAAACAACGGTAGCTTCGATGAGATGCCTGTGTCCCTAAACTATCTAAGGAAAAAGTATGAGCATTGATAATGCAACACCTGAAGAGTGGAATCGAGCAGTGTGGAAACAACCGTCTACGCTGAAGGACTACATCAAGTCTAAACAGATTGGAGGCAATCACTACAAAGGAAGTATAGAGCCTTGGGAAGCGATGTTAGCGTGGGGCTTAGATCCCTGGTCCTGTAATGTAATCAAGTATGTGCAGCGCCATCGTAAGAAGAACGGTAAAGAAGATTTAGAGAAGGCCAAGCACTATCTAGAATTTATGATTGAAAACTACGATGCCGTTGGTGACAAGTACTACAAAGATTGACTGGTCTAATGCTGATAGGGACTACAAAAAAGGACAGAACCTAATTCGCAAGGGCGACTGGGCAACAGGCTTTAAACTGCACGAGCTTAGAGCCTTGCCTGATGCCTTCTGGAATCCTACTGCTAAGTTCCCTGGAGTCAGGACTAACTTTGACAGAGCACCTATCTGGATGCCAGGACAAAGCATCAAAGGCCGTAATGTAATCATCTGGTCAGAGGCTGGTTGGGGAGACATGATCCAGTTCTCTCGATTCATTCCGCTGATTAAGCAACTGTCCAGTGGTGTGCATTGCGTCTACCCAGATGCTATCTCAGGGCTTCTAAAGCGCATGGATAAGTCAATAATGTACAGCCAGCAGACTAGAGACTGTCCTCCTAGTTCATACAGAGTTAAGATGATGTCGATGCCTTATCTCCTGATGGAGCATGGAGTTATCGAGGCAAAGCCTGTAGACCGCTGGTATGGTGCAGAGGGACTGTATCGTAATCCTGATATAGT